GAGCCGCGCCATCAGGCTTTCGATCTTGCCGGCGAGCGCGGGGTCTGCGGCCATCCTGCGTTGGATGGCACCAACTCCATGGACGACGGTCGAGTGGTCGCGGCCGCCCAATGCCTTGCCGATCTCGGGGAATGACCAGCCGGCGATCTTGCGCGTCAGCAGCATCACCGTATGGCGCAGCAGAACGGCGTTATTCCTGCGGATGCGACTGCGGGCGAGCTCGGGGGGGATTCCAAGCTCGCTGGCGGCGGCGAGAATTATTTGCTGCAGCGCCTGCGCGCGGATCGGCAGCACGACGGGTGGTTCGGGCTCGGGCACCGCCGCTGGCGGTGGTGGTGCAGGCTCGGGCTCGGGCTCAGGCGCCACCGCTACCGGCGGCGCCGCCGCTGGCGGGCGAAGACCATCGAGCCGCGCGCGCAGGCCGCGGTAGAATGCGCGCAGTTCGTGGGCGTTGTCGAACTCGCGCAGCGCCCGCATGGCGCCGGGCCCTCAACCGCCCGCCCGCGTGACCGGGATAGCGAAGCGCGCCCGCACGTTGGTGAGATGCTCCGCTGCGATGGCGCGGAAGCGTATCGCCTCGACCACACAGCCAACATGGTGCTCGAAGTCGGCGGCGAGCTCGGCGTGTTTGTTTTGGATTTGCCGGATCGTCTCATCGACGTCGTCGCGCAGGCGGCGCAGGTCGCCGATCGCGCCGTCGGAGGCCTGCGTCATCAGTTCCGTCATGCGCCGCAGGACAAGGTCGGCGTCGGTGGGCGCCGGGTCCGCGAGCGCGCCGGCGTTCTTCTGGGCCACGGCGACGTCGAGCATCTTGCCGAGCGCCTGGGTGGCGGTGTCGATGGCATCGTAACCATTTTTCAAATCCTTCATGGGGGTGGCCTCCTAGTTGGCGGCGAAAGGGGCGCGCGGCACGGTCATCCTGGGCATCAGAGCTCATGTGGCCGCGCGCGTTGCGGTCGCAGACAGTCGTTGGGCATCACGAGATTACTGGCGACCGCGAACATGAATTTTCACACCAGCCCTTTGTCCGGCACCGCCTTGCCGTCCCATCCGGCGAGCCATGCGTCGGTCTCGCGCACGCGATCGGGATCGCGCAGTTCCACCGGAATTGCCTTGCGGGCCTGGCCGGCGGCCTTGGCCTCCTGGCCGCGTTTGTGCGCGATGGCGAGCGGGTCGGTGGCGGCAGCACCAGGAGCGGATGTCCCGGCGGACGCAGATACGGGATCGCCGGTTTCATCGGATGCGGGTTCGCTCTGGCGCTGCGCGCCACCGCCCTCCTGCTTGCCCGCAGAGTTGTTCGGCGCTGCGGGGGCAGAAGCCTCAAGCGGCGGGAAGACTTCGTCGACCGAGGCCATGCCGTCGGCGACGGATTTCATCATCGCGATGATCTGCGCGAGGTTGGGCGCCAGCCAATCGCGAGCCGGGCGGCCCACAACGCGCTCGACGCGCACCACGTCGACCCGCATCTTGGCGATGCCTTGCAGCGTGCGCTCGCGCCAACCGGGCAGGTCCCTGCCGATCTTCTCGACCAGCGAATTGCGCGCCGCCTCAAATGCATAATCAGCATACGTTTGGAGGGCATTGCAGATCACATTGCGAATGGCCTTGGATTGCCCAATTTGGTAGGCGATGTCGAGTTGGCGGTCGGCATCTTTAGTCTTCATACCGCCTTGAGATTTGCGCTGCCGGTAGGCGCGTTCCATCGAAAATCCTGTCTCAATATCGGTGAAGCGTGAGTAGAAGACCCAGGCGTCGCCGACGTCGAGTTCGCGGACTTCGATGACGTTGTTGCCGTAAATACGCGCCACGTCGTTGGCGAGTTTGATCGACGGGCCTTCGATCCAATCCGTGGTGCCGGCCGCGCGGTTCTTGACCGGGAAGCGGTAGAACCAATCGGAGCCAGCGGCTGCCGCCAGCGCGGCGAGCTTGGAGAGCACCCTTGTCTCGTCGCGGTAGACCTCGACCGGCTGTGCGCCAATGACGCGCTCTGAGAGGCCGGTCGTCGGCCGCACCAGCGCATGGCCGCGCGCTGGCTGGTTTGGCTGGCCGGAGGCGTTGGCAAATTCCGCAAGGTCGCGGCCGCGTTCGTCGATGTCGCTCATGGTCTCGTCCTCATTGGTGAAAGGGTGCGCGCGGCACAAGTCTTTTGGGCATCACCGGCTGGCTGGCCGCGCGCGACGGTCGCATTGCATCTCTGGGCATCAAGAATCCGCTGGCGACCGTTTTCGTTAGTCTCCTGCTTTTGCATCGTGAATCCTAAGCACGCGGAAGTCGGAAGCCGCGACAGCGTGCGCCTTGCGGTGTTGCTGCTTCCATGACAGCCGGCGCCCATCGGCAAGGCGGGCGAAAGTGTGCTCGCCGATCTTGCCCTGCAGTTCGGTTTTCAGTGCATCCTCCGATTTCTTGAGGCGCTTGCGCGCGTCACCGACTTCGACCCACTCGTCCACCAGCGCCAGCGCCCTGTTGTCGGTGGTGAGGTCAATCTCGGTGCCGTCGTCTTTTGGGTATAAGTGCCGCACAAGCGCCGCGTCGCGCTGCGGTTCAAAGGGGGGCATCACGTTGGCATCGAGATGGTCGCGCCAAAACGCGGCCGCGCGCTCGAGCATCCGTTCCTCGACGATCGCGTCACGTTCCACGTGAAACAGTCGTAGAGTCCAATCGAATTCGCCGTTGATCAGCACCGCGAGGACGCCCCACGCACACTCGTTGAGCATCATCTCGAACAGGGTTTGCAGCATGTAACTGGGCGGCGGCGTCGCCTCACCGTCGGTCACGGAGTCTTCTGGCCACGTGAGCCAGTGCCGGAAGCGCGACCGCGCCACGACCTTGCTCTGGATAATGCCGATGCCGTTGCGGTCGGGCGCGATGGCGAAGCCGTCGGGCGTGCAGGCCAAGCGGCGCTCGCGATCGACGACGTGAACAGAAGCGCGGCTTATCTGCCATTCCGGGAATGTTTCGGTCAGCGCCTGGAACACGGCGGACTCGCCCCAGCGGCCGCGCTTGAGCACGCCGCTGTCGATCAGCGGCGGGCGCAGACCTTTCTTCTCGGCATAAAGTTCCGCGAGGGAACCATAAGAGGCTTCGCCGCACACGGTGGCGATCTCGCTACCGTTGACGAACCGCGGGCGCCGTTCGAGCCACGCGTCGCGCTCGGGCAAAGGTTCGCGTTCGATCACTGTGTCAACACTCCCCAATACCACGCAACGCAGGGGACAAAAGTGTTCCCGGCACGGGCGAGCAGCCCATGAAAGGTCGGTCAGCGACCACCGGAAGGCGATGATGGTTTTTTGTGTTTCGTCAGGTTTGTTAGAGGCGGTATTGACTTAAAGTTCCGCATTCTGAGCGAAGCGTCATAATAACTAACGGAGTGATGCGGGCTGTCAATACGTCCGGGCGGTTAAAAGGGGTATTCTAATTTTAATCGCTTTAACCCTAAGAAGTATTTGGCACGTCCAGGCACACCCAGGCACACGGACGCAAAGGCTATGTGAAAAAATTTCATCCGGGGATGTTTGCTGCAAGTCACCTGTATCAACAGGCGCGATCTTGACGCGCGAGGGAATGGTGCCGCACGGTTGACCGTCATTGTAGCAAACGCTTGCGTGCGGAACACCAGCAATCATGAAGCCGAAGCAGCCGCGCCGCGACCCGGTTTTGAGCGACCCGGTTTTGAGCATGGTTCGCGGCGTCCGGGGCACGGCGGTTCGCATCGCGGCCGCCTGCGGGATCAATCGAGAGACGGTGTGGAATTGGCAGCAGGTCCCGGCGAAGCATGTCCTTGCCGTGGAGTCTGCGCTCGCCATTCCGCGCCATCTCATCCGGCCCGACATCTATCCGCCCCCCTACGATCCAAGCACGCGACGATGGCTGAACAGCAACAGGAGAAAGCAGCATGGCGCGCGAACAACGTGATGGCTCGAACGGCAAGCACGACGGCGAGCTGATCGAAAGGTATTTGGGTGAGATCGACAAAGCCGACGACGCGTTGACCGAGTTGAAGGTTGAGCACATGTCGGCGTGCAAGGGGCCGCGCGGCAACATCCGCGCTGTGATGAAGGAGGCGCGAGAAACCCTGCCGTCCATCGAGGCGTTTCGCACCATCGTTGCCGCGCACCGTTCCGAGCGCAAGATCGAGCAGCGCATCGCCGAGCTCGAGGCCGACGACTTGCAAGAGTTCGAGCGCATGCAGGAAGCGTTGGGCGCGTTCGCCGACACGCCTCTCGGGGATGCGGCGCTCAAGAAGGCGAAGCCCAAGGGCGGCGGCGGCGAGAAGCTTGACGACCTTCGGGCGTGATCGCGCCATGGCGGACGGCAAGGTCACGTTCAATCGCGACAACAAGTTCGACATTCAGCTTAAGCAAGCGCTGATTGCCGAACGCCGCCTTGCCGATATCTTTGCTGCCGCGACAATCGAAAAAATCGAACTCAAGACCGAGACATGGCAGTGGGAGCAAACGGGCAACATCTGCATCGAATACCGATGTGACGGTCGCCCGTCGGGCATCTCAGTGACCGAAGCTGATTATTGGGTGCATGAGTTGCGTCGCGACGACGACACGCTGCTTTATCTGATGTTTCCGGTGTCGCGGCTTAAAGCCATATGTCGAGCAGCAATCAAAGCCGGCCGCGCGCGCTCCAATGCAGGTGACGATGGCCGGTTCGATGTAGTGATCCTTCCTCTGCGGGAGTTGCTCAAATGAAGCTCGTTAAATACGAGGCGGCGTGCAGAGCGATTGCCGCGGCAAAAAACATCGATGAGGTCAAGTCAATTCGCGATGCCAGTATCGCGATGAAGGCTTATGCCCGTCAGGCCAAAAATCATATCCTTGAGGCTGACGCGATTGAAATACGAATGCGCGCCACGCGCCGCATGGATCAGATGCGATTGGCGCAGAAGGCGACGATAGGGCTGGCGAAAGGTGGCGACAAAGGCGGGCGAAAAGGGAAAGCTGGGTTGCGGAAAAACCCAGCTAACGCGCCTGCTACGCTTGCCCAAGCTGGCATTGACAAAAACCTTGCGCATGAAGGCCGGAAACTCGGAGCTCTATCAAACCGGGAATTTGAAAAGGCTGTAACGACTGCGCGCGAGGCGGTCGGCAGCGTCATCAAGACCGCACTGCGCAACGACGACAAGAAGCATCGCCGCGCTGCGCGCGAGCGCGATCTGGGAGCCAAGCAACGCACTCTGCCGAACCAACTCTACGGCGTGATCTATGCCGATCCGCCTTGGCGCTTCACATCCTACAGCACCGAGACTGGCATGGACCGCGCTGCGGACAATCACTATCCGACGATGGATGTAGAGGGGATCGCAGCGCTTGCGGTGCCGGCGGCGCCGGATTGCGTGCTGTTCTTGTGGGCGACGGTGCCCATGCTGCCGCAAGCACTCGAGGTGATGCGCGCCTGGGGCTTTGCCTACAAGAGCAATTTTGCGTGGGTGAAGGACAAGACCGGGACGGGCTTCTGGAACAAGAACAAGCACGAATTGCTGCTGGTCGGTACCCGCGGATCGATTCCCGCACCGGCTCCTGGCGAACAATTTGATTCCGTCATCCAGGCCCCGCGCGGTGCACACAGCGCGAAGCCGTTTGCAGTCCACGAGATGATCGAGGTCATGTTTCCGACCCTGCCGCGAATCGAGCTTTTTGCACGCGAGCGTTTCGCCGGCTGGGACGAATGGGGCAACGAACTCGACCAGGCGGCCGAATGACAAGCGGAGATTGAAACATGGCACTGACTTACAAACATGAAGGAATCAAGCACCCACTTATCGAGGCTGACTATGATACTGCGTTCAAAGTCTACAAATCCGATCGCCGTAAAGCAGTGATCGGCGATCCGACCGCGTGCATTGAGGCGGTTGGATTGAAACGCCTACCGAATGTCAGCTTTGCGCACATCGGTTCCGGCGGTGATGCTTATGTCGGTTTCAAAGACCAGAAGAGTTCGACCGGAATCACGGTGCGCCACTTCACGATTCCGGCGCAGGCGAAGAAAGTGCGCGACCAGTTTGAAGTTAAGGGGGCACCGAACACCCAGACATTGTTACTCAAAGCCCCAAGCAATGGTCGGACACTGTCGCATCGCAAGGTTCTCGGCAAGCGCCGTCGCGACGAAATCAAAGCAGGAGCAGAAGTAAAAAAGCGCGCGGCGCCGCGGGCCAGCCGCATTGCTCGCATTGGCGTGGCGCACCGGCCACGAGCGCAGGTAGATGGAAAATGCATTTCGCTGGATAGCAGCGAGTAGCGGCGGGGCCATGACGACATGACAAATGAACACAGTCAAAATCAAACGACGCAACCATGTTCGATCTGCCAGCGACCGATTCCTCTTCTTGGGACTTGGAAGCTTGGCTGCAGCGCAGCGCCGGTCAACGACGGACGCTGTTGTTACGAGTGCGATGACACAATCGTGCTCCCTGCCCGTATACGAATGTGCTGCGAGTCGGATGGTGCCACCGCATGACCGGCATCGCCATCACGACGGCCGACAAGTTAGCCTGCGCCAAGCGGGAGCTTGCGATGCGCAAGAACGTGTACCCGAAGTGGGTTGCGCAAAACAAAATGAGCAGCGTTACGGCGGCGCACGAGATCGGCGCGATGGCGGCGATCGTCGCCGACTACGAGGCCGCGCTGCTGGAGGAGGCGGTCACGTGAGCTTCATCATCCCCGAGGCCAGCGAAGAATTCGAAGTCGTGGTCGGCAGCGACGGGATCGTCCGCATCAATGTCGACGGGCTGTGCGAATACCGCATCCGCATGCGCGGCAAGTGCAGGTTCACGCTGCGCCACATGGGCGAGCCGGATGAGATTGCGCAACTCGTGAATGCTTTGAGGACAGGACAACGGCAAGGAACGATTGAGCCATGACCGACGTGCTCGCCCTCGACATTGCCTCGACGACCGGCTGGGCGCGTGGCCCGGTCGGGCCCGCAGCACCGCGGTGTGGATCTATGCGCTTCGGCAAGGTTGGCGCCTCGCAGCTTGCCATCTGCGGCCGCGCGCTCGAATGGGCGATCGACACGCTGCGCCCGCCGCTGCCCGACGTCGTGGCGATCGAGGCGCTCCTGCCGCCGCATGTGATCCGCGGCAAGAGCAACGTCGACCACGACCTGCTGGCCCACTTGCACGGCATCGTGCTCGGCGTTTGCTTCATGCGCGGCGTCTACAAGGTGCAAAAATATCCGGTGACGACTTGGCGGGCGCACTTCATCGACCTCACCTGTGCGCGCGGTGAACAAAAAATAATGACGCAGCGCAAGTGCAAGTCGCTGGGCTGGCTCGAAGAGGCCGACGACGACGCCGCCGATGCTTGTGGACTTTGGAGTTATCAGGCTGCGTTGATCGATCCCGAGCAAGCCATTCGTATCTCGCCGCTGTTCAATCGCGTGAGGGCGATCGCGTGATGCCAGTAACCATCAGCAAAACCCTTTGCATCGAGGTTGCCCATAACTTTCCTGGGCATCCTATTCCAGCAAACGCCCGGATTCACGGCCACTCGCTGCGGGTGACAGTTTCGGCAACGCGGGATGAGGGCCCGGTTGGCGGCATGGTGATGGACTTCTGCGCCTTCGCAGCCCAAGTCCAAATCATTGCTGGGTTACTCGACCACCAATTCCTGAACAGCGTAACGGATCTCGGCGATCCGACGCTTGAGAACATCGCAACATTCATCGGCAAGCGGATGGCGCTCGTGGCGCCACTGCGCACGGTATCGGTCAAGGTCGAGCGTCCGTCGCTTGGTCATGCAGCAGAGTGGGTTCCGTGACGCCGTGATCTATCTCAGCGGCGCCATTTACACACGCATTCGACATCGAAGGCTTGGTTACATGATGGTCCCGACCGCACGCCGCGACAGGATACCAGACGACGCACTCGTTGCCGTCGATAACGGCTGCTTTGCCAATCCAGACTCCTATTCGAACGAAACCTATCTGCACCACCTTGCGCGCTTTCCACGCGAGCGCACGTTGTTCGCCACCGCGCCTGACGTGCTGGGCAACCACGCCGCCACCGTCGCACGGTCGTTGCCGGTGCTGGCTTCGATCCGCGCGCTTGGCTTCCCTGCTGCATTTGTCGCGCAAGACGGGTGGGACGAGGACACTACGCTGTGGTCCGAGTTCGACGTGATGTTCGTCGGCGGCTCCACCGGATTCAAATTCCGCGCCGGCCGGTCGGCAGTGGAAGCAGCAAGGCGGCGTGGCCTCAAGACCCATATGGGTCGCGTCAACTCGCTCGACCGTTCTGCGCGCGGCGGCTGCTATCGGGTGCGACAGCGCCGATGGCACGTATTTGCGATTTGGCCCCGACATCAACGCGCCCAGACTGCTCGGCTGGTTGGACGCGCTCGACGGGCAAGCGGAGATGGCGTTGTGACCACCGCCCAGGTGCAGCCGCTGCTCGTCCTGCAAGCCCGTGCGGAAGCGCGTGCCATCCTCTATGCCGACGGCGACTACGTGGACGTGGCCGAGGCGATCAAGCCGCTCATGGCCTACGCCTTCGACAGCGGCATCGTCGATCAGATCGGCGCCGAACGCGCACACGCCATCATCAAACAGGCGTTCGCCGATGACCGCATATTACAACGAGATTGACCCCTATGCCGCGCAATGGCTCCGAAACCTCATCGCAGCCGGCCACATTGCCAAAGGCGACGTGGACGAGCGCTCAATTGTCGATGTTCGACCTTCCGACCTTGCCGGATACCGCCAGTGCCATTTCTTCGCCGGCATCGGCGGGTGGTCCCTCGCCCTGCGCCTCGCCGGATGGGCCGACGACCGATCCGCGTGGACCGGCTCCTGTCCCTGTCAGCCCTTCAGCGCGGCCGGTAAAAATCAAGGTGGCGAGGACGAGCGGCACCTATGGCCGCATTGGTTCCGTCTCATCCGCGAGTGCCGCCCTGCAATCGTCTTTGGAGAGCAGGTTGCGGCAGCAATTGGATGGGGCTGGCTCGACGCTGTTCTCGGCGATTTGGAAGCGCAAGGTTACGCCGCGGGGGCGGCAGTACTGGGCGCACACAGCGTCGGCGCGCCGCACATCCGGCAGCGATTGTGGTTCGTGGCCGACGCCCAAAGTCGAGCAGGGGATAGCGACGGAAGAAGCGGCGCAGCGGGAAATAGCGAGGCGCCCGCAAAACTCAGCAATGGATCGACTGGATGCGGCGGTCTATCTGGCCTCGTGGGGCACGCCAACGGTTCAAAATTCGCGACACACGGGAGACCATATCAGTCCTTCGGAAATGAGCCGCGACCCGAATGTGCTCCACAACCAAGTGCATCTAGCCTCCTGGCCGACGCCCGACACGGCGCAGGGTCGGCCGGCATCCCCGGAGTTGATCGCGAGACGCGCGGCCGAAGGCAAGAAGACGACCGTGCGCTTGAGCGCAACGGCAGCGCTGGCCTCTTGGCCGACGCCGATGGCGGGGACGCCAGCACAGAAGGGCTACAACGAGGCGGGCAACAACGACAGCAGCCGCAAGACGGTCGATCTGTGCTCATGGGCGACGCCACAGGCAAACGACGCGAAGGGCGGATCGCCGGGGAAGCGGAAGGACACGACGACATCAGGTGGCGAAAGATCAAGCCTGATCGAGCAGGCGACCTGGATAACGCCGCAAGCGAAGGAGACGGTCGCCCTGGTTTCTGCATGGCCGACGCCGACCGGCCAGGACAGCGCGAGCAGCGGGGCGGCCGGCTACTCGACGGAGAGCGGGCGCCACTCGGGGACGACGCTGACGGACGCAGCGTCATGGGCCACCCCAGCGGCGAGGGATTGGCGGGATGGGCGAGCGAGCGACGCGACGATGGAACACAACTCGCGCCCGTTGAACGAACAAGCGGTGATGCTGGCAAGCTGGCCGACGCCGGACACGAACACGCGCGGCGGCCCGCAGGACCCGGAGAAGAGGCGCGAGGGCGGCCACTCGGTGACGCTACAGGATGCGGCCCTTGGTACGACCTCGTCTGGCTCCCCTGCACAGACGGAAAAGCGCGGCCAACTCAACCCGGCCTTTTCCCTTTGGCTCATGGGGTACCCGCCAGAATGGGAAAACTGCGCGCCGCCGGCAATGCGATCGTCCCGCAAGTCGCGGCCGAGTTCATCAGAGCATGCACGGGCTGAACCATGACCGCCGGCCTCAACAGCCAGTTCGCGGCCGGCGTCGTCGACCAGATCGGCGCCGAACGCGCGCACGCCATCATCAAAGCAGCGTTCGCGGGGGTGCCCGAGATATGACGGGGCCGCGCACAATCATTTGGTGGTCTACTGGCGCGGCTAGCGCAATAGCATCTCGCATAGTCTTGCGCGAGAACCCCGAAGCGATCATCGCGCGGTGCGAAACCAACAACGAAGACCCCGACAATTACCGTTTCGAGGCCGACGTCATGCGGGGGCTCAAACGGTCAGTCACGCTTCTGAAATCTGACAAATACGACAGCGTTTGGGACGTCTGGCAGCGCCGCCGCTACATGTCCGGCATAGATGGCGCGCCGTGCACGGTGGAAATGAAGATCGCGCCTCGTCTCGCCTTCCAAAAGCCGATTGACATCCACGTCTTCGGTTACACCGCCGACGCGGTCGACGCCGAGCGCTACCAGCGCCTGCGGGAGAACTATCCAGAATTGATGATGCGCGTGCCACTGCTGGAGCGTGGGATCACCAAGGCTGCGTGCATTGCCATGGTGCAGGACTGGGGCATTGCCTTGCCGCGTTCCTACGACATGGGCTTCCCGAACGCGAACTGTCTGCAAACCGGATGCGTGAAGGCCACCAGTCCCGACTATTGGTCGCTGTACCGGCTTCGCTTCCCCGACAACTTTGCGCGCACCGCCGCTTACGCAAGAGAGATCGGCGCGCGCCTCACCCGCATCAACGGTGAGCGCATTTTCATCGACGAAATTCCCGACGACTGGCCTACGACGAAACCGATTGTTCCGGCCTGCGATTTCCTCTGCCACATCGCCAGCATGGACATCGCCCTATGACCGCCGGCCTGCCCAGCCAGTTCGCGGCCGGCGTGGCGTCGTGGCGGCGGCTGATGGCGGCCATGCCCGACGACGAAGGCCGCTGGACCATCTTCGGCAACGCCGCGCACGAAATTGCTGGGTACGTGCCCAAGGGCCTCGACCTCACGGAGGCGGCCGACCAACTGCACGGCATGGCGACGGCGCACGGCCTCACCGACGTCGACGCCGTGCAGAAAATCATTTCAGACGCATTCGACCAGATCGAGCACGTCCCAGATCCCGAGCCGCCGCAGCAGCCCACCACTAACGGCAACGGGCACAACTACAAGAAAGAGCGGCCGAAGCCGGCAGCGATCAGCATCCTGTCCAAGCACAAGTTTCTGGCGATGATGACACTCCCGGATTTTCTGATCGACGGCGTATTGCAACGCCGGTTCATCTATGCCCTGACCGGGCAAACCGGCCACGCCAAGACAGCGGTCGCGCTGCTGATCGCACAACTCGTTGCCTCAACCGACAAGAACGCCATGCTCGGCGCGCGCCGCGTCGGCAAGGGACGCGTCATCTACTTTGTCGGCGAGAACCCCGACGACGTGCGCTATCGCGTGGTCGGCAGCGATGCCCAACGCACCGACGACCCGCACCTCGACAATATCTCGTTCATCCCAGGCATCTTCGACATCGCCAGCATGATGGCCGTGCTCAAGGAAGACTGCGAGCGCAACGGCGAAGCCGCGATGATATTCGTCGACACCTCGGCGGCCTACTTCCTCGGCAACGAAGAACTCAGCAACACCCAGATGGGCGCCTACGCCCGAACTCTGCGCCTGCTCACCACGCTGCCGGGCGGACCCTGCGTGCTCGTGCTCTGCCACCCGATCAAACACGTCACCGAGGCAGCGCAACTGCTGCCACGCGGCGGCGGCGCCTACCTCGCCGAGATGGACGGCAACCTCACGCTCTGGCGGCTGGGCGATGACGTAGTGGAACTGCACCACACGAAAATCCGCGGGCCCGGCTTCCAAGCGATCTCGTTCAAACTCGAAACCATCTCCTCGACCAAGCTGATGGACAAAAGCGGCCGCCCGTTCTCGACCGTGCGCGCCGTCGTCATCACCCAACACGAGGAGCAACAGCGCCTCGACAAGGACGAGGAAGACGAAGACCGCGTGCTCGCCGCAATGTTGGCGAAACCCACCCAGATCGGAGGCTCGTTCGCCCAGTGGGCCGAAGACCTCGGCTGGCTGACCAAGGAAGGCGAACCCTACAAGAAAAAGGTCGAACGCATCGTCATCAAGCTCGCAACCGCAAAACCCAAGCTCACCTTCAAGGAGCGCAACAAATGGGACCTCACCGAAGACGGCAAAACCGCCGCCCGAAAAGCCGCACTCCGCTTCCATGAAGCCCGCAACCGCGCCGCACAAACGAGCCTGCTATGAGCCGATCACGCTGCGTAAAAATGCGTAAACCGGTGGGACAAGTTGTTGTCCCGATACCATCAGCGCATAGGTTGAGCGGCGTTTTTTTGGAACCGCGGGACAAGCCTCGTCCCGATTTTGTCCCGACAGCAGGCTTATGCCCATTCCATATGGAAAACCTCTGTCCCGAACCGCCCCGCAGCCATTCACCCCAGGGATGGCGTTGCGGGGTTGCGGGATTCGGGACGGGACAGACTCTACCTCTATATCTTAGAGAGTTGTCCCGATCGCTTTTTTTGAGCACACCAGAACACCGTCGCACCCGTCAAACGGTGGCGGGGTAAACCAGCCATGGAACCCGTGCAAGAACGCATGGTGCTCGTGCTCTGGGCGCTGACCGCCCTGATCGCCGTCGCCATGCTCGCCTGGGTGCTCTGGCCATGACCGGCCCCATCGCCAAGCCACACCGCCGCCAGCCGCTGCCGCAACGCCGCGCATCCGAAATGTTCGAACTCCGTCACGGCGGCAAGGCCGCGGTGTTTCACGTGACACTGGGCAGATATCCCGACGGCCGCGTGGGCGAGGTGTTCATCACCGGCAGCAAAAGCGGCAGCGACCTCGAAGCCAACGTCCGCGATACCGCCATCCTCGTCTCACTCGCCTTGCAGCACGGCGTGCCGCTCGCCACCATGGCCGCGGCGATCACGCGCGAAGCCGACGGCTCGCCATCCACCGTCATCGGTGTCGTGCTCGACAAGCTCATGAGAGGGCAACCCCGAATTGAGGGAGCGCAACCATGACGGACGTCGCAGATCGGGTGCGCAAGATCATCAGCGAGCACCTCGGCGTCGAAACCCACAAAGTGACCGACGCCGCGAAGTTCGTCGACGATCTTCGTGCCGACAGCCTGGACCAACTCGAGTTGGTGATGGCGTTCGAGGAAGCGTTTCACTGCAAGATCGAGGACGCCGCCGCCGACGCCATCGTGACCGTCGGCGATGCGATCAAGCTGGTCGAAGCGGGAGCGCGCGCATGATGCCCTACTGGACCATCGTTCAAACAGCTTCAGCCTGGGAAAAGGCTGTGCTGAAGGGCCTGCAGTGTCGCGGCTTCGAAACCTATCTGCCCGTCACGAGCGTGCGTGACCGCAAGCGCGACCCAATCATCGTGCCGCTGTTTCCGTGCTACCTGTTCGTTTGGGTCGTGGACCGTTGGACACCGATCGCATCCACCCTTGGCGTCGTGCGCGTACTGCGTGATGGTGACACGCCTGCGCGCTTGTCCGATCGGGTGATCGACGAGCTGCGCGCGCGCGAAGTCAACGGGATCGTTCGCTTGCCACCATTGCGCTCGGGCCAATCTGTTCGTCTCGTGCGTGGCGCGTTCCGTGGACAGTCCGCGATCTACCAAGGCATGTCCGGTCGTGACCGTGTGCGCGTCCTGCTCACGGCACTCGGCCGACAAGTCACCGCCGTTGTCCGCGCCGACGATGCTGTTGCCTACTAGGGCTTGTGCCGACGGTTATGATCGAATACAAAGACCGGTGCCGATGCAGTTGATAAGACGGCGGAATTGCCCAAAACGTCGGGCGATGTGCCGTGCGGATGCTAGGAAACCCAGCAGAATCCGCCCTCAGCCGATAGCCCGCCACCCCCTCACGCTTGCCCGCTGAATGGCCATCCAGTCGGGGGCTACTACCCTAGCCACCCATTGCGTTGAGGCTCTCCTTGGCCATCCTCGCGGGCCGGGGGGGCCCCAGAAAATGTGTCGGCGAGGCGCCGCGGAA